ATGAAAATCATCGTTAATGATAAAATGCAAAAAAATTATACCTATGAAACCAGCGAACCGATCGGACAAAACTTCGCTCCGGACTTTCTTCCGGAACTGACACCTGCCGAAATGCTGCACATGGGAGTCTTTGAAGGAAAATATCTGAACGACTGCCGAAACGAATTCCCGGCCGACTGGTTTCGCAATGCCGCCTTAGCGCCGCAGACTGCCAATGCCGGTATAAACTTCTTTCATCTGAAATCACGCCTGTCCCTGCAGGAATGGCAAAAACGCGGCTGGATTTACGGCCCGGATCCCCGCGGCTGGTTTCAATGGTATTGCCGCTATTATCTCGGTCGCCGCCTGCCGGAAATTGACCGCATCCAAATCCGGCGCTGGAAATCATTCAAACGCCACAAAATCCAAATTGAAAAAAACTGCTGGCCCGGCGATCTGGGATGCCGTCCCCGTCAACGTCAGGCTCTGCTGCAATGGGCCTATAACCCTTTTATCTAAACGGAATTCCTGAAATGCAATGGACAAACAAACATAAAATATTTTTCGCAATAACTGTTGTTATTGTCATTTTAGCACTTAGCTTATTCAACTGAAAAAGGAGAAAAATATGAAATGGTGGCATTGGACTGTTGTTTTGGTATTTATTTTTGCCGTTATTATCACCCTCTTCTTCTGAGCGGCAAAAAAAATGCCATTTAGGTATTGACAAGCGCCCGAAAAAGGCGTATCTATACGCTGTCTTTTGAGACAGACATATCGCGGGGTGGAGCAGCCCGGTAGCTCGTCAGGCTCATAACCTGAAGGTCGTAGGTTCAAATCCTGCCCCCGCAACCACTTAGAAAAGAGGAAGTTTATACTTCCTCTTTTTTTGTATCCGCAATACCCCGTAAAACCCCAAAAACAGCGGAGTTTGTTTTTTATTCTGATGGGCGTGTCTTAACATCTTTTTTTCCTATTTTTTACTAAAAACTGGCTAAAAAAGCCGCAAATATATACTTTTTTGAAGGTCAAACACGTCAAAAACACGACCTTCAAGCGTTTTCCTCGTTTCGATTTTTTTTGGCGCTTTTTTGATGAAAGTTCCTTTTTTGTATCCCTGCGCATAAATACCAATGTTATTGATACAGATATTTTTTATTTTATTTCAAACAGATGCTATTTTTTTGAAAATTTTGGAAACGGTTTTTAATTTTTTCCGGGTGTTCCTGTCGGAGGTTCAAAATGACAGACATTCAAAAAATTATCAAAATTTTATTACCGGAACTTTTAGCTTTGATTGATGGGCAAAATAGTTCCCACTTACCGCAGAAAGGACTGGATAAAGGGAACAATACCAACACCTATTTTACATCATTGCGGTCGCACTCCCCTACGGGACAATGTTCTGCCGTCCATATAAACAGGAATTTTGCTTCCCCTGTATTACCTGATACAAGGGGCGCAAAATCCGCAATTTCTCTGAACGGCAGAACTATTGCGCAACAACGCAAAATAGGAGTTGATATTGTTCAAGAACAGAGCATTCATATTGTTGAAAAAGGAGTTGAAAATGATTGAAAGCGATGTTTTACGGCTGAACGATATGAGTGTTGGCGAGTTGAAAGAAATGTGGAGACAATATTTTGACAGCGAACCGATTTGGAAAACTAAACGGTTTTACATTCCAAGGCTCGCCTATCGGATGCAGGAACTGGCGTATGGTGGCGTGCCTGCGCATGTTAAAGATTTATTGTTGGGCAAAACGGTTCTAAAACGCTCGGAAACGGATGACACGGGCTTTTTGCCTCCGGTCGGGACACGTTTGGTGAAGACGTATCGAGGGCGTGAATACAACGTGATTGTGTCAACCGCCGGTTTCCAATTTGAAGGAATTTATTATAAAAGTCTGTCGGCAGTGGCGCAAAAAATAACGGGAAAGCGAATTTCAGGCCGCTTCTTCTTTGGCTTGGGAGAAAGTAAATGAAAACGATGCGATGCGCCATTTACACTCGTAAATCAACCGAAGATGGTTTGGATAAAGAGTTTAACACGCTGGAAGCACAACGTGAATCAGGTGAAAATTACATTAAGAGCCAATCTTATCAAGGCTGGGAGATAATTCCCACTCATTACGATGACGGAGGATTTTCCGGCGGCACCTTGAAACGTCCGGCGCTTCAGCAACTTTTAAAAGACGTTGAGGCCGGCATGGTTGATATGATTGTCGTTTACAAAATAGACAGGCTTACCCGCTCGCTGATTGATTTTTCAAAACTTGTCGAGGTTTTTGACCGTAACCAATGCTCTTTTGTTTCCGTCACGCAGAATTTCAACACTTATGATTCCATGGGACGGCTCACGTTAAACGTTTTGCTGTCTTTCGCCCAATTTGAACGTGAAGTTATCACCGAGCGCATTCGGGACAAAGTGGACGCTTCCAAGAAAAAAGGCATGTGGATGGGTGGTAACTTGCCCATTGGTTACACCACCATCAATAAAAAACTAACGATTATTTCCGATGAAGCGGCGATTGTGCGATTGGCTTTTGAAAAATATCTTCTTTTTCGCTCTGAAACAATGGTGGCGGAATGGCTTAATAACAACGGATACACCACCATGGGAAAAGGGAACGAAAAATTTACCCACGCGCGTGTGAGCAAGATGTTGAGAAATGTGCTTTACGTGGGCAAAGTTCCGCATAAAGATAAAGTTTACGATGGACAGCACGAGGCGATTGTGTCGCAAGAACTTTTTGACAAGGTTCAACAAATAAAAAAACAAAATCGAGCCGGACGACTCTCCCCCTCCCGTTTTGTGGAACACGCTCTTTTAAAAGGTTTTATTTACTGCGATTGTTGTCAGTCGGCAATGGTTTCCACAAAATCAAATAAAAAGAACAAAGTTTATGAATATTACACTTCGGCGAGAGCGGTCAAAGAAGGTTTTAACAATTGCCACGTCGGAAGCGTTCCTGCCGGAGAGATGGATAATTTTGTATTGCGGCAGATGGCGCAAATTATTAAATCTCCCAAAATTCTTTCCGGACTGATTGAGCAAGCTAAAATTGCCAGACCGGATATAAAAGACGTGCAAATCATCGACAAGATGAAAGATGGTGATGATTTTATGCATCATTTGTCGGCCATCACGCAAAGACAGCTTTTAATGCTGTTGATTAAAAAAGTTCGTGTTGATGTTGATCGTATCAAAATCATGTACACCGATTTGGCGATTGAGTTAATGGATGGCGAATTTAAGGAACAGCTGTTTCCGAATAACATTGACGGCGAGGAAAACGAAGTAATGCACCGTGTCTGTCTAAGGAGAAAACGTGGCTCTCTTAAAATTTTCGCTCCGGAAAAATACAAACCGGACGAGAATAATCCCCTTTATTTGGCGTTGATAAAAGCATTTGTTTGGCAAGATAAAATTAAAAAAGAAGGGTTGTTTATCGATGGCTTGGCTAAAAGCGAAGGTTTGAGCCGTGAATATGTCGGCAAGGTCTTGCGTTTGACTTATTTAGCCCCGGATATCGTGACGGCCATCATAGATGGAGTGTACCCCAAAACATTAAGCCTAAATAAGGTATTGGAATCGGAAATTCCAATTCTTTGGCGGGATCAACGAATTAAATATGGATTTTCCGTTTGATTTTACACAGATTTTTACACAAGATGAATAAATAAAAAAACATTGGGCGCACATACTGTCAAGTGTAATTCTATTTAGAGTTGAATTTATTTAATATTGTTCATTTATAATTTAGGAAACACAATAAACCTCTAATCAATAGTTTAAGAGGTTTATTTTATGAACTCAAATATTTTTAGCGGACTACCCGAGTATGTCCGCATGACAATCTTGTCGCAAATTCGAAGATTGTTGTCAACCCCGTTGTTTTCCTATGAAGATCGAGAAGATATTTTGCAAGACCTGCTGTTGTTCTATTTGAAGCGGTTTTACGAAGTTCCCGACGCGGATGAAGCCTTGGTGGTTCACGCTGTCAAGCGATACGCCTCGGACTTGTTAATTAAAAGATATCAGCGCCGCGATTTCTTATACTCCTCATTGGCCGATTATGATGCCGATGAGGAGTTTTCTTTTGCGGAAAACACGGATGCTAGGCTTGTTGTCGAAGACATAGCCCGATATGCCGAGCCTAAGGAAATGGAATTTATCGAGCGTGTTCTTTTGGGAGAAAGCATCGAGCAAATATCCAAGGATTTGCGTGTCAGTAAAAAGACCATTTATAAATTTTTTGAAAAAGTTCGAAAAAAACTAAAATAATGGAAACGGTTTTTGATTTTTTCCGGGTGTTCCTGTTGTCATTAACAAATTTTGAAAGGAACACCCATGAAAAATAAAGAACGTCCGGTTTACATCACGGAAGAAATTCGCAAAATTCCGGTCATTTATCTTTTGGAACTGGAAATGTCCGCCCTCAACCGTTTGGAACGGCAAATCAGCGAAGAAGCCCGCCGCGCCAGTCTTGCTTTGGAGTGGATACAGGGCATTAAAAATATCAAAAAGGCCTCTAAGGACGGAGGGCAAAATGGATAAGAAGACGTCATTTGTTTTGTATCCGGCGGATTTTCTCGCCGCTGTGCATAATTTTAGGAAAAACGAGGTGGCGGATTTGATAATCGCACTGTGTGAAACGAACTTTTACGGCGGCGTTTCTTTTAAAATGTCGGGGCTTGTCAGGCAACGTTTTGAAATGCTTCAGGAAACAATTGAGAAAAATAACGCCAAATATTTGGAAATGCGTGAAATGCGGCAAGCCAACGGCGCGAAAGGAGGAAGCAAACGCCAAGCAAAATTGAAGCAAAGCTCTAGCAAAACGCAAGCAACCACCACAACTTCCCCATCAGATGAGTCGGAGAAGGAAAATGAATCTGTAAATGTAAATGATTCTGGAGAGAAAGATAAAGCGGTGGAAAGTGTGGATAAACAGGAATATGTCGGCGCACCGAGCGTGGATGAGGTTGCGGCGTATGCGAAAGAAAGCGGTTACACAATCGATCCGGTTGCCTTTGTGCGCTGGAATGAGGAACGTGGCTGGATGAACGGCAAAAAATATATTGCTCTCGATTGGAAAAAGGCTGTCCGAAAATGGTTTTGCAAAGAAAATGGACTGGAATTTTCCGAGATGGAAACAATGGCCGATATCTGCGCTGATATGCTGGGCAAGGTAAAGGCGGTGCAAAATGACTGATGACACCATTGAAAAAATCAAAAATGATTTGGAAACCGCCGCTTATGTCGATCGTTTGTTACCTCCGGTTCGTGCGCCGAAATATCGATGCTGTATGCCGGAAATTGTTTACACACCGCAAGAAATGATTTTTATGGAGAAGAAACCGCTCAAAATTCGCCCTAATCAAGAGCAAATCGCTTTATGGGAACGTGTGGTTTTAGAGTGGTTGCCAATTTTAGCCGTTGATGAACGGCGGCTTGTGTGGAAGCGTGCCAACAGAATACCGTGGAAACTACTGTGCCGAGAGTTTGGTGTTTCTCGGCAAATGTTGGCGGTTCGTTACGAGAGAGCCCTCATAAAAATCCAATACGGGTGTAAAAAATGTCATTGACATATTTGGAATTTACATTTTCGTAAAATACCCGTATAAAACTAGCTATAATCAGGGATGAGTTATGAAATCATCCCTTTTTTATATTTTGGCCGTCCGTAGACATTGCTGTCTGCGGGCTTTTTTTATGCAAGAAAGGATTGGACATGAAAAAGACTGCTGAGGCGGTGTCGCTCGGACATCCCGATAAAACTGCGGACTACATATCAAGTTATATTTTGGATCGAATGATTGCTCAAGATCCGGAAGTCAAATACGCCGTTGAGGTTATGATTAAAGACAACACCGTTGTTTTAGGTGGTGAGATTAAAGGCAACGTGGACTTATCCAATTTGGAAGAGTTTGTTAAGAACGCTCTTCGTGAAATCGGCTATGATGAGCTTTACGCCGACCGTTGGGGAAATTATGCGATTGACGTTCGCCGGCTGAAAGTGATTAGTCTGATTGGACAACAGTCTTCAGAAATTACACAAGGTGTTGCAACCGGTTGGGGTGATCAGGGTGTGTTTGTCGGTTATGCCTGCAAAGGTGACGGGCTAATCAGCAAAGAACAATATCTTGCCCGCTTGCTTAATAATGCTCTTTATATCAAAGCAAGGGGGAGCAAAAATCTTGGTTTGGATATAAAAACGCAGATTACGCTGAATGATTTTGACCATATTGAGACTGCTGTTGTAGCTATCCCAATGCTTGAGCCTGAAAACCTGACGTTTTTTATCGTTAAAACGTTGGGTGCAATGCCTGATAACCTTATAATCAACGGTACGGGAACGTTCAAAACTCATTCTTCCGTTGCTGATTGTGGTGTGACCGGGCGCAAGCTTGCGTGCGATTTTTATGGCACATCCGCTCCGATTGGTGGCGGTAGCCCATGGACGAAAGACGGCAGTAAGGCCGATGTAACCTTAAACCTATATGCTCGTAAACTGGCGGTGCAATACCTTGCTGATAATGACGAGTGTTTTGTTTATCTTTCCTCATGTATTGGTCGGTTTGAGTTGCCGAGTGCTGTTGTCAAAACTTTTAAAGATGGTATTTGCAATGTGCAAAAATTGCAAATTATGAAGAGACCATCAGAGATTATTGCGGAGCTTGGGCTGAATAAACCGGTGTTTGCGGAGTTATGCCTAAAAAGTTTATTTTCTTGTTGATATTATTTAACTTTGATTCTTCTTTTTGTTATCTCATTGGTAAGATGTATAAATATGATAATTAATGAGAAAAAATATGATAATATCAAGTAAACATATTCAGGCGTCGGAAAATAATATTTACACAAAGTTAAGTGCTTTATTTTCAGATAAGCCTTATATCGAAATTACGCCATTGCAGTCAGATTTGTTTGATTCTATTTGTGGTTCTAGGAAACTTTTAGGGAAAAAGATTGCAGAATATCCTGATCATTCAATATCTTTTTTTATTGCCCTAATTAAAGAAGGAGAAGCTGCTACGGTAATAAATCAACAAAAAGAAATTGAAGAAATTACTGCTCCAGATGGTTCTGAATATTTTAATCAGGCGGCAATTATTAATCTTTCTAATGATACTATATATTATGCAACTATTGATCGGTTTAGTGAATATGACATTAAACATTTTTTACAAAAAGCCTTAAATATTACTACAGGTATTGATTTTATTAATATTGCTGATGAACAGGCACTAAAAAAAATTGCACGTTATGGCGTTAATGGAATAGATTTAGAATTGCTTTATAATCAGGCATACATAGATAATATGCGAGCACGCACTGAGAATAGAATAACGTCTGCAATACGAGATTTTGCAACGCATCTCTGTGGATTTAATGACAAGTTATGTGACGCTAATTATAGTAATGGTTTAAAAACACGTTTTAGCATTAATAGAACATCTATTCCTCAGAAGGATAAAAAACAGCACAAAAATGAACTGATAAATTATTCAGATGAAGCATTGAAAGTAATGGCTTCTGATTTATGTTCTGATAGTAACCTTGGAAATGATATTAAATTTAAGATACGGTTAAAAAATGGTGGGGGAAAAATTACAGATTCATCCCTATATCTTGCACGTGATATCTGTATTAGCAGAGGACGGCAATCTTATAATGAAATGCTCTTGCAGATAAATGCTGCAATTCTTAAATTTAAAGAGCAAAATAAAGAATACCTAGCATCTCTAAAGGAGTAGTAATGAAATTTTTTTTGACAGTAGTTGTCGGGATAATATTGTTGAGTATATTTTTTATTCCGAACGGATATTTTACTCAACTTTTCACAGATAAAGAAAACACGACTAGTGCAATAGGAAATTTATTAACTATTATCACTTTTTTAGCTGGTTTTATTTTAGTTATTTTGCCAATGAAAATAGATGCTTCCCGACAAAAGAAGACTGTACAAACACGGCTTCATACTTATTTAATTAAGAGAAATCGTTTTTTAACAGTTCTATTTTTTTTATTTTTGATTGAAATGGTTTTATTAGCTATGCTGTTATTTTCTATGCAGTTTTGGGTGTTGAAGGTAGCTTTTTTTCTTTTAGGTATTTTGATTGTTTCTGTTATCCGACTATTCTTTATAATCAGAGAATATGTAGAATATTCTGAGTAAAGGGTCCTTCCTGGACTTCGATCGTATGCGGGGACGCAAGCCGCGGCGCAATTCTAGCGAAACGCTTTTTTGTTTACTGGTCAGATTATCCCTGAAAGCTAAGTGTATCAAGGCTTTCGGGGATATTTGTTTTTGCTCTTCTGGTCGGCTTTTATTTTTGCTGGTCATTTTTATTTTTTTATGGAGAAATTTATGGAATTTCAAGAGAATTATCCTATTGATAAGCTCATCCCTTACGCGCGTAATTCGCGGACGCATAATGACGAACAGGTGGTGCAGATTGTTGCCAGTATCAAAGAGTTTGGTTTTACCAACCCGATTTTGGTCGGAGCGGATGATGTGATTATCGCCGGCCACGGGCGTTTGCTTGCCGCTCAACGTATGGGTTTAAAAGAGGTTCCGGTTGTCCGTCTGCCACATCTGACGGAAATCCAACGTCGCGCATTAGTTATTGCCGATAACAAAATCGCCCTTAACGCCGGATGGGATGAAGAAATGCTTGCTCTTGAGATGAAAGAGCTTGAGGACATGGATTTTAATCTCGATATTTTGGGCTTTTCGGAAGATGAGCTTAAGGAATTGGAGGCCTTTGGCGAACCTGAACAAGAGGGTAAAACGGAAGATGACGATGTACCGGAAGTGCCTGAAGAGGCTGTCACCAAACCCGGAGATATTTGGGTTTTAGGCGAGCATCGTTTGCTTTGCGGTGATACGACTATTTATGATGATGTCAAAAAACTCATACAAAATGATATAGCCACGATGATTTTTACCGACCCGCCTTATAACGTCAATTATGGTTCCTCGATGAAAGACAGTATTCGCTATCACGCCGGAACCTTGGGCGGACGCAAAATTATGAATGACAATCTCGGTGATGGATTTGCGCAATTTTTGACCGACAGCCTTTCCAACCTTATGATGTTTAACAAAGGTGCCGCCTACGTCTGTATGAGTTCTTCCGAGTTGCACACGCTTTACTCATCTTTTGTCGCCGCCGGTGGCAAGTGGTCGACCTTTATCATGTGGGCAAAGAACACGTTTACACTCGGTCGTGCAGACTATCAACGGCAATATGAACCAATCCTCTATGGATGGCGGGCTGATAATAAAAAGCACTATTGGTGCGGCGACCGCGACCAATCGGACGTTTGGGAATACAACAAGCCTGTCCGCAACGACCTCCACCCCACTATGAAACCGGTGGAACTCGTGGAACGAGCTATTAATAACAGTTCAAAGGTCGGGGATATTGTTTTGGATGGTTTCGGCGGTTCTGGTTCTACGCTTATTGCGGCCGAAAAAACTCGGCGCAAGGCTCGTTTAATGGAGCTAGATCCGAAGTTTTGCGATGTGATAGTGCGGCGTTGGGAGGAATATACCGGAAATAAAGCTCAATTACTTGAAAATCAAGCAGAATTAACTGGACTTCCAGCCCAAGAAGAGCGTTCATTGAATAAACAATGAAGCGAAAGGAGAGAAAAATGTCTGATGTAAAATATCCTGAAATTACGGTGCAACTCGTTGGCCAAGATGGAAATGCTTTTAATCTACTGGGACTTTGTTTACGAGCCATGAGACGAGCAAATTTATCCAAAGAAGAACAAGATGCTTTTTATAAAGAAGCAACAAGTAGCGATTATAACCACCTGTTAGCCACTTGTTCGGAATGGTTTAATATCGAATAATTATTGATTTTCAATGCGTTATTTGCTGGACTTGTGTGTCAATAAGAGCGTTACTGTAGTTATAGAGAAAAAGATAAGGAGATTCAAAATGTTAAGACATAACGATGTTTTTATAATCGACATACAAGAGCAAGGTATTGAGGCAAAAGACAAAGATATTTTACTAGAGAGTTTTGAGGGATTGATGTGTAATACCAGCTCTTTGGTTAAAAAAGCCGAATACGATGTTGATGAATTTGCTTGGGCCGGACAGCATACCAAAGGTTATTATAGCCTCATTATGGAACGCCAGCTTAAAGAAAAGAGACTAGAACAATGGCGTGCAACCTTTATCAAAGATGGCACAGTTAAAATGATAGCTCTTGGTCAAGTTGAGTGTTAATAAAATAAAAATAATTATATGATATTATTTATAACAGAAATTTAAAAAGGATGAAACAAATGGCAGAAGAGTTAGATGAAATTTATTTTGATGATACAGAGACTGAAGAAGCAACCGAAACTTTTCTGTCAAGTAATATTAACACAAATATAGCAGATCCTGATTTCTTTACATTAGTTAGAAGAATTAATAATGGTACTATAAATCTACAGCCAGATTTTCAAAGAGGATATGTTTGGGATAATCATAAAGCTAGTAAATTAATAGAGTCTATTCTTTTAGGTATACCATTGCCTACAATTTATTTAGCAGAAGAAGCTAATGGTAAAGAAGTGGTTATAGATGGGCAACAGCGTCTTACTGCAGTAAAGCTATTTATGGAAAATGAATTTAAGTTGATTGGTATTCAATCATTTCCTGAATTAAATAAAAAATTATTTAAAGAATTACCTGATGATAAAATGAAAACCATAGAGAATGGATCTATTCGTACAATTACATTTAGAAAAGATAGTGATGAAGACCTAAAGTTTGCTATTTTTGAAAGATTGAATACTGGGTCTGTTCCATTAAATGACATGGAATTGAGAAACTGTATATATCGAGGTAATTATATAGAACTTTTAAAGAAAATGGCTGAAAATACGACTTTTAGAAAGTTAATAGGTATTAAAACAGCAGATAAAAGAATGAAAGATGTGGAACTAGTATTAAGATTTTCAGCCTTATATCATGCCACTTACTTAAACTATGAAGCTCCTATTAAAACATTTTTAAACAAGGATGCTAAAAAGTATCAAAAAATATCTAAAGATGATGCTGAGAAATTATTAAATGCTTTCCATAATTCATTAAAAATCATAGATTCTCTTTTTGCTGATAAAGCATTTAAACGTTACTATGCAGGTACAGATGTTAATAATTCAGGATATTGGGAAAATAAAAAATTTAATGTATCTTTATATGATGCCCTCATGTTTGCCTTTAGAGATAAAGATATAAATATGGTTATGAATACAAAAGATTTAATAAGAGAGGCCATTATAGGTCTCATGACTTCAGATGAGAAATTTATTGAATCTATATCCAGAAGTACAAGTTCAAAAGACATGTTACAATATCGTTGCGAAGTTGTTGAAAGACTTATTAAAGATGTTTTGAATACTACATCAAAGCAACCTCGTTGCTTTACATTAGAATTTAAACAATATCTATTCGACAATAATCCTACATGCGAAATTTGTGGTAATAGAATTGAACATATTGATGATGCAGCGGTGGATCATATAGAACAATATTGGCAGGGAGGAAAAACAATTCCAGAAAATGCACGATTAACACATCGATATTGTAATAATGCACGAAAAAGAAAAGAATAATCTAAAGAGGCTCAGAATTATCTGGGCCTTTACTTTTACAGAAACAAAACATGGGGCAAAAAGTATCACTCAGGGAATATGCCAGAATGCGTGGTGTGCGGCTGAACGCGGTGCAAACAGCGATTAGTTCGGGACGTATCCATAAAACGGCGGATGGCAAGATTGACGTTGACGAGGCCAACAAAGAATGGTTTATGAACACCGATCCCGCCAAAAGCCGCAAAGCTGATCCGCTTTTTGAGGGAGCAACCGAAACTCCAAAAGCCGGAATGTCCAGTTTTCAGCAAGCCAAAACCGCAGATATTTATTATCGGGCGATGCTTGCTAAAGCCAAACTCAAAATGATAACAGGAGAAACAATTGACCGCAAAAAGGCAGGAACGCACGCTTTTAACCTCGGCCGCTCGCTACGGGATTTGTTTATTTCGTTTCCGACACGCTATGGTGCTTTGATTGCGGCGGAATTGGAGACCGATGAACACAAAACAATAACGGTGCTTGATGAATATGTCCGAAAACTTCTATCCGAAAGCAGAGACCTCCTTGACCGAGAACTTTGAGGTGGCAAGCTATATTGAGGATGAGTTCTTTCGGGGCGTTGAACCGGACAGCTACATGTCGGTTTCCGACTGGGCGGACGAGTATCGGGTGTTGTCTTCAAAATCCGCTTCCGAACCAGGGCGATGGCGGACAGCTCGCACGCCTTATTTGCGGGAGATTATGGATAATCTATCGCCTAAAAGCCCAATTCAAAAGGTTGTCTTTATGAAAGGCGCACAAATTGGCGGCACCGAGTGCGGCAACAACTGGCTCGGTTACATTATGCATAAAGCACCTGGTCCGATTATGGCGGTATCGCCCACGGTGGAAATGGCTAAACGTAATTCGCGCCAGCGTATAGATCCGCTGATTGAGGATTGTCCGGCGTTAAAAGGTATTGTCAGCTCTCCACGAGCAAGGGACAAAGGCAATACTATCCTTTCCAAAGACTTTCAGGGCGGCGTTTTGGTGATGACCGGCGCAAACTCGGCGGTGGGATTGCGTTCCATGCCTGCGCGTTATTTGTTTATGGACGAGATTGATGGTTATCCGCAGGATATTGACGGCGAAGGTGATCCGATATTGCTGGCGGAACGGCGCACGGCAACGTTTAGCAAGCGCAAGAAGATATTTTTGGTTTCCACGCCGACTATTAAAGGCTTGTCAAACATTGAACGTGAGTTTGAGAACTCCGACAAGCGGTATTATTTTGTGCCGTGCCCTTATTGCGGTGGGTTTCAAAAATTGGAATGGGCGCAAATCCGTGCCGAAGACGGCAAAGCCCAGTACGAGTGCGTTCATTGCGGCAAACTGATTGGTGAACATTACAAAACACAGATGTTGGCGAACGGTCATTGGCAAGCGACCGCGCCAAGCGATGGCTTGACGGCGGGATACCATCTTTCCTCGCTTTACTCCCCTGTGGGGTGGCTCTCATGGAAAGAGTGCGTTGATATTTTTGAGAAAACCAAAACGAACCCGAGTTTAACGCAAGGGTTTCGCAACACTATTCTTGGTGAAACGTACGAGGCAGAGAGTGATGCCCCTGAATGGCAACGCCTGTATGAAAAACGCGAGACTTATCCAATCGGTACAATTCCGATGGGCGGATTATTCTTAACCGCTGGCGTGGACATTCAGAAAGACCGCATTGAGTGCGAGGTTGTGGCTTGGGGACGCAATAAACAAAGTTGGTCGGTGGAATATTTCGTGCTTGATGGCGACACCGCCAAACCCGAAGTGTGGAAACAATTGGAAAACGTGCTTAATCGGGATTATCCGCATGAAAGCGGCATCACGCTGCCGATACGGGTGATGTGCGTGGACTCAGGCTATGCGACACAAGATGTTTATTCGTTTGTGCGGCAGTTTAGCCAAGCGGTTTGGGGCGGTGGCGGTGCAAAAGCGAGCCAACCGCGCACGGTGGTGGCGATTAAAGGGCAAAGCCGAGACACGGCGATGCTCCTTTCTACATCCAAAGCTGACACGAAAAAGAAAGGCTTAAAGGTGTGGAATGTTTCTGGTCCCGTGATTAAGACCGAACTATATCGGTGGTTAAAAATGGAGCGTGTCGGCGAGGATGCGTCCATTTTTGGGCAATGCCACTTTCCGCAGTATGCCGAGGAGTATTTTAAACAACTGACTTCGGAACGACAAGTTATCAAAATCAGCAATGGCTATCCGAAATCTGTCTGGGAGAAAGATCCGTTACGGCGCAACGAAGCGTTGGATTGCCGAGTTTACGCCCGTGCCGGCGCGGCTATTTACGGTTTAGACCGAATGAGCGAGAAAGGTTGGCAAGAGTTAGAGGCTCTGATTCCGACTACGCCAGAAGCTAAGCCTAAAAAGAAACCGGCGCGTTTTATACAAATGCAACAAACAAAGGTGAATGACCCGTGGCTGTAGATATCAAAACACTAAAAATCAGGCTTATTGAGGCTGAAGATGCGTACCACCAATTGTTGACCGGAACAAAAGAAGTCTCGGTCAATGTGGGGAATTTCGGCTCTGTGACCTACAATCAAACGAGCCGAACTGCGTTGGAAGCCTATATCTCAAGCCTTAAGTCGCAGATTGCGGCGGCTGAGGGACAACCTGTTGGGAGGAGAAAAATGATAAAAATTTGCTTCTGAACTTGCGTGTTAAGATTCTATTAACTATATAAACTTTAGTTTTAATTTAACTGAGGATTAAAAAATGAGTAAATATATAATAACCTTTAGATTGGATGACGATGATGATTACAATGTAAGACTAGAGGATGTAAAAGAATTTCTAGAAAATGAAAGTACTGATTACATTGAAGATAGCACTACGTCTACAATTTTCTGCAAAGGCGTAAATTTACAAGGTAAGTTATCATCTTCCGGCTTATTAACATCTTCTGACAACGTACTTTTTATAATTTTAGATGATTCAAATAAATTAATGAAATTGATCAGAGTTAGAGGGAATACTATGTATAAAGTATCCAATGATATTCGTCAGTTATTTGATTTAGAATAGTCATATTTAATTATTTTCAAGCCCAACTTAATCGTTGGGCTTTTTTTATAGGAAAAACATGACAGACACATCACATAAAGCGGCATCGCAGACTTTGCGAGAGATTGCCTCGTGGCAACCGGGACGCGGTTCGGCGGATAGCGATTTATTACCGGAACTCTCGACGATGGTAGCGCGTTCGCGCGATTTATCCCGCAATCACGGAATTGCCAGCGGAGCAATGCAAACCCTTGCGGATAACATTGTCGGCACGGGCTTTCGCCTATCCGCCAAACCTGATTATAAGCTGTTGGGCAAAACCAAAGAATGGGAAGAAGAATGGCAAGCCAAAGTTGAGGGTTTATGGCGGAGTTGGGCGGAGACATTTAACTGTGACGCGGGTAAAAATCTTAATTTTCACGGATTAACAACACAGATTTTTAAATCATGCATGATTAACGGTGAAGCGTTGGCGTTGGTTTTGTGGCTACCCGATCGTTCGGTCTCGACCGCCATCCAGCTTATTGAGCCGGATAGACTTTCCAATCCGAACAACAGCACCGATACAAAAACATTACGCGGTGGTGTCGAGATTGACAAGTTTGGCGCGCCGATTGCCTATCATATTTTAAAAGAGCATCCGGGCGACTATTGGTTGACATCCCTGCAATGGGAGCGTGTTTCGGCTTTTACATCATTTGGCAGACGGCGGATTTTGCACGTTCATGACATCAACCGCATCGGGCAAACGAGAGGCAAGCCCATTCTTTCCTCGATTATGCCGATGTTTAAGATGCTTGACCACTATGAGCGGTCGGAACTTCAAGCCGCTATTGTCAACGCGATGATTGCCGCTTTTATTGAAACACCGATGGGCGGTGAAGAACTTAACGAGCTGTTTGGCGGTTCAAGCGATGATTACCTGAACGCCAAGAAAGACTGGCAGGTTAAGCTTGAGGGCGGCTCCATCATCCCAATCTTCCCCGGGGACAAGGTCGCACCGTTTACGCCATCTCGTCCGAATTCAGCATACGGAAGTTTTGTAGAGAATCTGCTTCGGCATATCGGCACAGGATTAAATATTCCTTATGAATTGCTGTTAAAGGACTTTTCCAAAACCAACTACTCTTCGGCAAGGTCGGCACTTTTGGAGGCTTGGCGGTATTTTAACGGTCGGCGGCAATGGCTGGCGGATTATTGGGCTACACCTGTTTATGAGCTGTGGCTTGAGGAAATGGTCAACAAGGGCTTGGTGGACGCTCCCGATTTTTATGCAAACCGTTACGCTTACACCCGTTGCAAATGGATAGGTCCCGGCAGAGGTTGGGTTGATCCCGTCAAAGAGGCGCAAGCCTGTCAACTTCGCATGGAGATTGGGCTTTCAACCCTTGAAAACGAGTGCGCTTCTCAAGGTTTGGATTGGGAGGAAGTCGTTGAGCAGCGGGTTCGGGAAAAGAATAAACTTAAGGAAATGGGATTGATAAATGAAAATACTCAACAAAACAATCTGGGCGATAACTCCGGAGATGATGGGAACGATGGCGGAGATAGCGAGGGAAAATCGCAAAACTTGTGACGCCATAGCCCGTGAGATGGGCAAAGATATGAAAGATGCTAACGCCGCCTCAATTAGAGACGGCGTTGCTGTTATTAAAGTGTCCGGGCCTTTGTTTCGGTATGCCAATTTAATGACACGGATTTGCGGCGCAACCTCTTACGAATTACTTGCACAAGACTTTAATAAAGCGGTGCAAAACCCTAATATTAAAGGAATTTTGCTTGATATTGACAGTCCGGGTGGTGAAGTAAACGGATGTTCCGAGCTCTCTGATATGATTTATCAGGCACGAGGCACAAAGCCCATTATTGCGTACGCTTCAGGAGCTTGTTGTTCCGGTGCTTATTGGATTGCCTCGGCTTGTGACAAGATTTTGGCGGCGGATACAGCTATTTTGGGTTCTATCGGTGTCGTTTCCATTTTTGAAAAGGATGACGAGGATAAAACAATAGAGATTGTGTCCTCGCAAAGCCCTAACAAACGTCCGAATATCAACACCGAAGAAGGTAAAGCCAAGATTCAAGCACGCGTTGATGAGTTGGCTGAGGTGTTTATTGCCAAAGTGGCGCGTAATCGCGGTATTACGGCTGTTGATGTGGTGGAAAAATTTGGTGCAGGCGATGTTTCGGTTGGAAAATCAGCCGTTCGTTCCGGTCTGGCGGACGGTTTAGCCTCTTTTGAGGGAATAATCGCAGACTTTAATAAGGAGAAAACATTCATGAATGACACAATAAATATTAATGCCGAGGAAATTCGGCAGACAGAACGAGAGCGCATGGTCAAAGTTTTTGCCGCCGACATTTCCAAAGGAAAGGAAGCTACGGCGCAAATTCTTTTGGCCAAGACAGATTTGGATGCAACCGATATTTTGGAAATATTGGACTCTATTCCAAGTTTCGCCAAAACAACGGACTTTGAAAAAGCGATGGCGACAGTTAAAAATCCGGATATATCGCCATCTATTGAACCAATGGATGAAACACCCGAGGCAGTCGCTCAGCGTATCGCCTCTTTTGTTAGGGAGTAAGACATGACAATACAAGGATTTACAGATCAAGGCTCGACAACAGCAGATAACCTTTTTGCGGGAGAGTTTCCGAGAGTATCCATACTTGCCACAATTACCGGTGGCAAATTTGAACGAGGAGCAATTTTAGGAAAAATTACTGCCAGCGGGAAATGCACCAGCTGTACATCGGCGGCAACAGATGGTTCTAAGGATGTCTATGGTATTTTGGCGGAAACGGTCGATGCTTCCGCAGAAGATAAACAGGCTGTGGTGTATCTGTCCGGCGAATTTAACAGTGCAGCGTTAAGTGTTGGCGAGGGATACACGGTTGCCGGACTGGTTGACACTCTTCGTGCCAAGAGCATTTTTATTAAAAACAACCAACCTTATTAATCAGAAAGGCAAATAAATGGATATTTTTTCAACTCAAGTGTTGTCAAAGGTGGTGGAACGGTTGCATACACCGCCTTCTTTTTTACTTGATACATTCTTCCCGAATGTTCAAACCTCTGATAAAGAGGAAATCTTTTTTGATGTGACCGACAGCAAACCGCGCATTTCGCCGTTTGTGTCTCCGCTGTTGCCGGGCAAAGTTGTTGACGGCGGCGGATATCAGACCAAATCGTTCAAACCGGCGTATGTTAAGGACAAGCGCCGCTTTGATGCCAATATTCCCTATAAACGCGTTGCCGGTGAGACTATCGGCGGCTCTTTGGCTCCGGCTCAGCGGTATGAACGAGCTCTTGCCACTCATCTTAAAGACCAGTTGGACAATTTGACCCGCCGTGAGGAAGTTATGGCGGCAGAAATCCTGCGTACCGGCAAAGTAGTGGTTTCAGGAGACGGTTATCCGGCGCAAACGGTTAATTTTGGCAGAGATGAGGCTTTGACTAAGGCTTTGGCGAGTAGCGCTACGTGGGATAGTTCTGGGGTTAATCCGGTGGATGATTTGGAAGATTGGGCGATTACCATTCAGGATAAATCCGGCGTGGTTGCCAAAACTGTAGTGATGGATCCGCAAGCTTGGAAAATCTTCCGCTCTAACGAAACCGTGCAGAAATACTTGGACATTCGCCGCGGAACAAGCAACTCCCTGGCCATTGATCCTGTCTTAAGGTCAGAAGATGCCAAAGCCCGCAATGTCGGCTCTATCGGCGATTTTGATATTTGGGTCTATAACGACACTTATATTAATGATGCCGGGGCTACGACCAAGCTGTTGCCGGAAAAGACGGTTCTGCTTGGTTCTCGTGAGGGTTTGGAAGGAACACGCTGCTATGGCGCTATCCACGATGAGAAAGCCAACTGGACGGCCAATCGGTATTTTACCAAGTCTTGGTTGGAAGAAGACCCGAGTGTTCGGTGGTTGTTGCTACAATCCGCACCGTTGGTCGTTCCGTATCGTCCGAATGCTTCTATGTGTGTAACCGTTGGTTAATTGGGGGCGACATGAAAATCAAGGCGTTAATCACATTGGTGGTTGGTAAAGGCAAACAGGTCGCTCCGAATACGGTTTGCGACATTAGTGAAAACGAAGCAAAACGGCTTATCGCCCTTGGTTTTGCCGAGGGTTTGAAAAAGCCAACACCTCAATTGAGCGGAGACAACAATGGCAAATCCGATGAAAATGGCGGTGGACAGCCTGTTCAACAGGTTGGGAACACCGGCGATGTTTAAGAACCGGAGTGTTCGGATAATCCTAAATGAACCAGATGAAGTAATTGGAGTGGGGTTTATCAACGCCCACTCCGAAACTCATCGGGCAAGAATAAGGATTTCCGACGCGCCGGAACTTAAAATCGGCGATAAAATTGAAACCGCAGAGGAAACCTATGCCGTACATTCGGAGCCTGTTAGAGATATTCACAAACTGGTGTGGAGTTGTGATTTGATATGCGTATGAAAGCGGCATTGGAAGGCAGTTTGGGGGAATATCTTGAAAAAGAGTATCAGAATTGCGCCAAAGCGGTGACTTATGGCGTCAAAACCGCGACAAACGGCTTGAAACAATCTCTGCGGGCTCAAGTTAAAAACGCCGGTCTTGGCGGCAGGCTTGCCAACACTTGGCGTGGTGATGTGTACCCTAAAAGCAAAAACAGCGTTAGCGCGGCGGGAGTTGTTTACACCAAGGCCGAGAAAATCCTTGAGGGTTTTGAGTATTCCTCGGTCATTCGTTCGCCAAACGGGTTTTGGCTCGCCATTCCGACCGAGTCTATCCCAAAGCGCATTCGCAATAAACGGATGACACCGGCTCTGTATGAACAAGCCAAAGGTGTCCGGTTGCGATTTATTTACCGTTCGCATGGAGTTTCATTCCTCGTTCACGAGCAAAAGAAAAAGACAATTATCGCATTTTGGCTTGTGCCACAGGTTAAAATGCCAAAATTGATACATTTTGAAGCAGAGGGTGAAAAATGGCAAAAACGATTGCCAACCTTGATTTTACAGAATTGGAGAGATGATGAGTAAACGAGAGCAGATTTTACAGGCTTTATTTGAGAAATTGCAAACATTAGAAAATATTCCTGTCAAACGCAATGAAACATTGCCGCAGGTTATTCCAGAGGCAGGAATTGTAATGTTGCGTGATGGCAAGCAAGGTGAGCCGGAAATTATTTTATCGCCGCCGATTTGTATTTTTAAGCACGAGGCCGAGGTTGAAATTATTGTTCAAGCGGCCAAACCGGAAGAACGAGACAGAAGGCTCGATGATGTTTTGGAGCAACTCGGTGTTTTATTGTCGTCTGATGATACGTTGCGTGGACTGACCGATTATGTTTATCCCAAACCGCCTGAAATCATAGACGAGTATATCGAGGGTGCGCCAACCATAAAAGCTGCAATTATTCCGATTATTCTTGAATACACAACAACAAGTGCTTTACTTTAGGAATTAAATATTGTTTTATATATAAATATCAGAATAAAAACTACACTTTATTGCAAGGCGGAATGACATGGAAAACTATATTGAAATTGAAAAAGAAATCGCAGGGCAATCAATTAAAGCCATAGAGCAAATTAGCGAAAAAGCACAAGAAGATTTACAAAACAGGTCATCTATTCCATATGCTGCCGTCAATAATACTTTTACAGATACTGCACTGATTGAAAAAAATCAATATAGAAATACACAAACGGAACAGCTTCTCAATATTACTAAGAATATCCCTATTATTGGTAGAGTTTTAGTTGAAGATGAAAATGGAAAACAAGAATGTATATATATTACAAAAGGATATATTGTTAATGTATCAGGACTTATGTTGACAAGAGAAGCTAATCCTAAAGGAAGATTATTTGCAATAGATGTGGGTGACGAATGTTCTATTAATGGGCATGATTATACTGTATTAGAAAAAAATGTATATAGAACAACAAAAAACGAGCAAGAATGGGATGCAGATACAGATTTTTATTTACAAGATGATTTTGTAGATCAGATAAGTTCATTGAGACAGTTGTTGTCAGAACAAGAAGTGGACTTATACTCTTTTTTAGATCAAACATCCCCTAAAAAGGCAGGAAAATTAAAAAGGATTGCTGTAAATCAGTTAAGTTTAAAAGAAAATTTTATGCTTGATGAATACCAAGATAATATCTTTAGAATGGAACCAAATAAAGCTTTTGTTTTGATGGGACCTCCGGGAACTGGAAAAACAACGACATTAATCAAAAAATTAGGATTTAACTTAGAAACAAAATATTCAGATTCTGAAGAACAACAAAATTGGTATATGTTTACTCCAACGAAGTTGCTTAAAGAATATCTCAAAGAGGCCTTCAATAGGCAAAGCATTGCCGCTCCTGATACAAAGTTATGGGTATGGGATGAATATGTGTTATATCTCTCAAGAGATATTTTTCCTATATTAGAAACTTCCGTGAGAAAAGGCCTTATTTTTCCTAAATCATTTCAGGAAAAGAAAATAAACTACTTGAGAGAAAAAACTTCTAGTTTTCAACAGCATTGTTATGAAGTGTTTTATACTTGGCAAGATGAATACTTTTTAAAAAATTTATATGCGAAATATAAAAATATTCTAAAATCAGGAACAGAAAGTGTTAAAGAAATATTTAAAAGTATAACTGACAGCGATTTCAAATCATTTTCAGATATTAATTTAAAAATTAATACGATTTCTAATAAAATAGAAGATAAGATAAAAAGTTTAAATAATGATTTAGATAATCTTGTAGTAAAGCTCGTCCGAGAGACTGCAATTTTTAAAAATAAATCATTTTCTGAAGTCAACGAATATCTTGGAAATTTACAAAAAAGTGTTCAGACAGAAATGCTGAGTTATAAAACAGATAAAGATTTTGATGCTGGTGATGATGAAGACGAGGATAATGAAAACGATGATGAAAAAATAAATACATCCTCAAAAGATGCTAATCATATTTTTAGAAATTATGTTGTTGCATCCATTAAATCCTTATCTCGAGCATATAGCCAAAAGAAAAAAATATCTCATAAAAGTTTATATTACTTAGTTGGTAAATATATTAATTTTGATCATATTATAGATGATAAACACAAGCAAGAAATTGCAAGTTACGTAATACAAATTGCTTTATTAAAAAATTTTAATAAGTTGCAAAATCGTTATATTTCTGGTTTGGTATCAAGATACAAAATATTTAGAAAAGAATATGCATCGTTTTATATTAATGATATTGATCCTAAAAAAATTACAGCATTAGAATTGGATATACTTGTCCTTGTTTTTATAAAATTAATTAAATTATTTAAAATAGAAAAGGAAGATCTCTTTAGGCAACAAGTTTTTGTAGATGAGATTACTGATTTTTCTACAGTACAACTCAGTATTATGAATAATTTACTAAATGACAAATCAAAAACATTCTTTGGGGCTGGCGATTTTAATCAGCGTTTAACACTTGAAGGTGTGTCCTCTAAAGATGATTTGGAGTGGGCAATTCCTAAAGTTGAAATAGAAAAAATCACCATTCCATATAGACAAAGTCGCCAATTAACAGAGCTATCTCAATTGTTGATTGGAAAAACATTGAATGAGATAAAACAGCCAAAATATATTGATATGGAAGGTAAACAGCCGATTTTGGGATACAATATGGTTGATATAAATTATATGGCTAAATGGTTGGCGGATAGAATTATTGAAATTGATCGTATTATGGAAGGAAAATTGCCTTCAATTGCCATATTAGTTAATTCAGAAGAAGAAATTCAACCTCTAGCCAATGCCATGAACGATTGTCTAGAAGATAATAATATAAATGTAACTCCTTGTTCTAAAGGCGGTGTTGGGTCTGAAAATGGGGTGAGAATATTTAGTATAGAATACATTAAAGGCTTGGAATTTGAAGCTGTATTTTTCATAAATGTAGATGTATTAGCTAAAGAAAAGCCAGAAATTTTTGATAAATATATATATGTCGGAGCATCTCGCGCAGCTACATTTTTAGGCCTAACATGTTCAAGTAAACAATTGCCAGATAAACTTCAACCTCTATCTCATTTGTTTACAGATAATTGGATGGATTAAAACATCTACTTTATTAACCCAAAAAATCCCGAGTTTTCGGGATTTTTTTATATCTTAACAAAACGAATGGAGGCTAATATGTCCAGAGCTTACGGCTGGAATGCCCAGCTTTTAATTGCCGAAGAAAGTGAGTACGGCGTTTTGCCGGACAGCGGATATCGGCAGATTCCTTTTATTTCCACATCGTTGGACAGCGAGCAAGGTCTTGTATCGTCCAATGTTTTGGGGCTTGGCCGCGACCCGACCCAGCCTTTTCAAGATGTTATCAATGTTGACGGCGATATGGCTATTCCGGTGGATATGAGGAATATTGGCGTATGGTTAAAAGCTATTTTTGGAACGCCAACCACAATCGAGAACGAGGATGGCAGTTATTCACACGCTTTTGAAAGCGGCAAAACCTCTATTCCCAGTTATTCTTTGGAAGTTGGTCTGCCGGAAGTACCGCAATTTATCCGCTTTATGGGTGTTAGAGCCAACAGTATCGCTTTTAACTTTCAGCGTTCCGGTGAGGCACAGGTTACTGTTAACCTGATGGCACAAGGCGAAAGCGGTTCAACCACCACAATCGCGGCAGAGCCTGAAATTTATGAATATACCCGAGTATCGCAGTTTCAAGGATATATTAAAAGCGGCGGAAAATTATTGGCAAACATAACCTCGGCAAGTGCGACCTATTCTAACAATCTTGAGAAAATCGAAACTATCCGCAACGATGGTAAAGTTGAGGCTATTGATTTGGGCGTTGCAAGCCTTTCTGGGAGTATTTCTGCTCGTTATGGCGATAACGAACTACTGGACAAAGCCCGTGCAGGTACGCCGGTTGATGTCGAACTTGGCTATCAGCTTTCAGATAATCTGAAATTGGTTATTACCTGCCATGAAGTATATTTACCCAAGCCTAAACGGTCGATTGACGGCCCCGGCGGTATTGAATGTTCTTATGACTTTCAAGGAGCAAAAGACCAGACACTTGGGAAAATGATGACCGTAACCCTTGTAAATGATGTGGAGATGTATTGATGTTAAGGTTAAAAATTAACAAAGAGCCATATTGGCTTGAGCTTGGCTACGGCGTGAAAGTTAAGGTTAAACCTTGCACTTCCGCCGTTTTTTATGAGGCAAAGGCTTATATGAACAGCAAGCTGGCAGAACTTGCAAAAGTTTATCAGGCGAACAAAGCGGCCGGAATTACAAACGATACGGCGGCGGATATTGAAAACCCAGTAAAGCGTGAAGCGATGGCCGATAAATTCCTTCTGATAGGTTTGGGAGTTGCCGGTATTTTGGAATGGGACGGTGTGATGGAAGCTGATGAGGACAAACCTGCGCCGCTGACGGGAAGCAAGATTGACGAGCTGTTTTCAAATTTTTGGGCGGTGGCTGAAAACTTCCGCCACCAATATTGCGGCTTGCAGGAAATTTTGGCGGCAGAAAAAAACGCCTCTACGCCCGCGCTAAATGGCACTTCGGCGATGGGCGAAGCTACTGCAACGGTTGCGGAGAAACACAAAGCCTCTGTCCGTTCCACAAGTGCCGATACACCGAAACAACCTTAGAAACCGATGTCGGCTATCAGGCTTGGGAGATTTTACTCAAACTTTCTAAGCCTGATTTGTCGTTAGCATTGGATATTGCCCGAAACCTTAACTTTGATATGGAAATAATGTGTGAACTGTTGCCTGTTGGGATTGCAGGTATGAAAAATGGATTGGATGAAAATAAATGAATTATTTTATTTTTGTTTGAATAAATTACGGTAACAGTAATTTATAATGTCTTTTTTAAACTGTTTTTAAATAATTATCCTTCATCTTTATTAGAAAATAAACTTGATTTTGTAGAAAATGTATGCTATTTTTCTACAAAATGATGAGGCTGTAAAATGACTGAAAGTGTTAAAAACAGGATATTTGCAGAGATTAAAAGGCGTGGAAAAGGACATGTCTTTTCGGCATCTGATTTTTTGAAAAAGTTCAAGCGGTTTGAAGTTGATAGATCTTTAACGGATTTGCAAAATGAAGGATGTATTGTCCGTATTATGGTCGGATTGTATTATTATCCGCAATATAATTCTCTTTTGAAAAGAAATGTTGCTCCGGATATGCAAAAAGTTGCAAAAGCGATAGCACGCAAAAATAATTGGATAATTTTTCCAGAAGGAAACACGGCGTTAAATTACCTGGCACTCTCAACTCAAGTGCCTGCTAATTATGTTTATATATCTAGTGGTAAGTCAAAAAAATATACTATTGGCAATACTGTTTTAGAGTTCAAACATCAATCTGCCAAAGGAAGCGTTATCAGAAACGAAAATGCAAATCTTGTTGTTCAGGCGATAATTGCTCTAGGAAAAGTTCATGCTACACAAGATGAGTTTATACAATTATTGGCGACAAAATTTTCGTATAAAGAATGGGATAAAATAGAAAAAGCATCTAATAAGGTCACATATTGGGTATTGGATATTATAAAGAAAGCAAAGGAGTACTCTAATGGATAAAATTATAAATTTATCAGATAAGGACAGAGAAACTCTTTTCTTGCAAACAAGTAGCGATACCAATATTCCATTTGCAATGGTGGAGAAAGACTTTTGGGTTTGTTATGTTCTTTCAAGGATTTTTTCTAATGAAGAATTAGCAAATGCTTTACGTTTTAAAGGTGGAACATCTTTATCTAAAGGATATGGCTTAATTAAACGTTTTTCTGAAGATCTTGATTTGATTTTAGATAAAACACTTATTTTGGGTGAGGAAGAGCTATTTAAATCTTCTTATAAAAAACAACGTGAATTTGCTGATATTATATCCGAAAAAACAGCTGCCTATATTTCAGGTATATTAAAGGATAAAATAGAAAAAGTTCTTGGGAACCCTCTTAAGATTTATACTGATGAGGAATACACAAAGATAAATCCGATGTATAATCCAGTGAATATTGATAATAAGTCTTTGCATGTGGTATATCCTAAAAGTTCTAAAGATGGATATTTACGTCCCGATATATTATTGGAAATCGGCATTATGTCGGCAAGGACACCTTGGGAAAATACAAATATTATATCTTCCGTAGGTGAGACGTATCCTGAGTTAAATATTAAAGGCATAGCTGTGCCTACAGTTATGCCTACGCGAACATTTTGGGATAAAGCAACTATTTTGCATCGGGAATATTATCGTCCGGAAACAACCCATACGCCATCTAGATATTCTCGTCATTATTACGATTTATATCAAATGGGGCATTCTTTGGTAAAAAAAGAAGCTTTAGATGATAAGGATTTGCTTACGGATGTTGTATTGCGAAAAGACAGACTATATCATTGTGCATGGGCAAAATATGATGAGTGCCTGACAGGCAACATTCATCTTCTTCCAAACGATAACAATAAACAAGTTTTAGAAGATGATTACAAAGCTATGCAAGGTATGATATATGGTGATAAGCCTAATTGGCACGATATACTGGAATATCTTGCGGAGCTTGAAAAAGAGATAAATTCTTTGTAAAAAAATACCAGACTTTTTTTTTTACAAAAATAACTTTTAGTCCTAGTTGAAAAACTGGGATTTTTTTATGGGTAAACAAATGAGTGCGGTTAAAAATTTAAGCATACGTCTGGCGGCGGTGGGCGGTGATAAAGTCCGGCAGGAGTTTAAAAATCTTGGAACTGACGGCGACAAGGCCTTTCGGCGGATTACGCAAGTTATTCAGCCAGCTAATGATAATTTAAAAGCCTTAGACGCGACCGCCCGCTCTTTTAATGAAGTTATTCGGCAAGGGACGGCTCTGTTTGGAGCATATCTTGGTTTACAGGGATTAAAGAATACTTTTTCGGCGATTTTCTCCGCTAACACTTCATTCGAACAGTTGTCAGGCTCTCTCAAAACCGTTACCGGTTCTGCCAAAGGCGCACAAGAGGCTTTTTCCCTGATTGAGAAATTTGCGATTGATACGCCTTATCAGCTCAACGAAATCGTTGAGGCCTTTATCCAGCTTAAAGCCTTGGGGCTTGAACCATCAGAGGACGCTCTTGTTTCTTATGGCAACACGGCCTCCGCTTTTGGCAAAAATATTAAAGATTTTGTTGGAGCGGTGGCTGCGGCAACAGTTGGCGAGTTTGAACGGCTCAAAACTTTCGGTATCAAGGCCAAAGTCATCAATGATGATGTGAGCTTTACTTTTGCTGGTGTTACGACAAAGGTGAAGAAAAACGCCGCCGAAATTGAAAAATATCTGCGAACGCTTGGCGATGTCAATTTTGCCGGAGCTATGAACGAGCAGATGAAGACAATGAACGGTGTGTTGTCTAATATTGAGGATAGTTTTGAGAAAATCTACCGCGATATTGGCAAAAACGGCTTAAACGAGGCGTTGAAATCCACTTTTACGCAATTTAACGAACTTGTCGAAAGCGGTGGAAGTGCCGCTAAAACCATTGGACAAACCTTAGCTGTTGCGGTTAACACGGCATCTTCGGCTTTCTTTTTACTGGCGAAACACGCAGATGTGGCGTTGACACTGATTGGGACTAGGCTCGGTTCGTCAGCGATTTTGGGTGGTATTAACCTCTTGAAAGCTGGTGTCGGCTATCTGCAGGTATCAATGGCTGGCCTTTCAATATCGGCAAAATCCGCTGTTACTGGTATTGCGATGATGAGCCGGGTTTCAAAATTGGCGGCCGTTCAGATGGGCGTTACCGCGGCGGCGGCCGGTATATTGAAAGGCGCATTGGCTCTTATTGGAGGCCCGGCAGGTTTGGCAATATTAGCAGGAATGGCAATTTACAAACTTGTGGAAAGCCACGATATCGCCAAACGCGCGGCTGAAGACCACGCCGAAACCCTGCAAAAATTACAAGATGAGCTTAAAGCAACGACTGAAGAAGCGGAAAAGTTTTCGTCAGAGCAAAGCAAAGACATGGCTTTGGCCGAATGGGGCTTAAAACTCAAAACAGCGGAACAGAATATCAAGGATCTGCGAGCGGAGTTAAAAAATACCGGCGGTTTATCTTTCACAACCCGGTTTACACCTAACACTTTACTCAAAGATTATGAAATTTATGCTAAGGAAACCGCTGATATTCTTCGTCAATCCAAGATTGATTTGGAGCAATATCAAAAAGAAATTTGGGAAATTGCCGCTGAAAATCCTGATTTTCAGCCACAAGCAAAAGAAATTCAAGATAAAATTCTGCTTTTGAAAGCGGCGGAAAAAGATGCAAGGACGGCAAGAGATGAATTGAAATATCTTGAGAATCCCGAGTTACGCCCGAAAATTAAGGTGGAAACCGAGGCAACTGTTACGCCAGCTTCCAATATTGACGCTGATAAATATAAAAAGAACATTGAGGATATTAAGCAAAAGATTTTGGAACTTAAAACGCCTTATGAGCAAGCTATGGCTAAAGCGGATGAATGGCGGAAAAACGCTCTAAACAATCTTAACACCAGTTCGGCGGATTATCAAAAATATAAAGACCAGATTGGACAGGTTTATGACGATATGGTTAAAAAAGCCAATGAAACGGCACTTCAATCGTCAAAATCTTTGGAAGATGGCTTTAAGCGTGGTTTCTTAAATATTCAAAAAGATGTTAATGATTTTGCCAGTCTTGCTGAAAGTGCTGTCAAAAACGCTTTTAACAGTATGGAAGACACTCTGACCTCTTTTATCACAACGGGGAAAGCCAGCTTTTCAGATTTCGCCAACGCTATTATCAGCGATTTGACACGAATTATTATCAGACAGTCAATTACACAACCGTTGATGAATGGTCTTGGCGGTTATTTGGGCTTTGCGATGGCACATACCGGCGGTATTGTCGGAGCTGACAATTTGGCACTCAAATCCGCCAGTCCTTTGGCTTTTGCCGATGCGCCACGATTTCATAGTGGCGGCATAGTCGGAGATGAAGTGCCGATAATTGCCAAACGTGGCGAAGGCGTTTTTACTAGAGAACAGATGAAAGCACTGGGAGATAATGGCTCAACCGTAAATATCAGTGTCAATGTCGTTAATAACGCCGCCTCGGATGTCAAAGCCTCGGTTTCTCAATCAAACCAAGGAAATGGCAAATTTAACCTTGATATTATGATTGAGAAAATCGAAAGCTCAATGTCGCGCAATGTTTCCAAAGGAACAGGAATTGCTCCGGCATTGGAACGCCGCTACGGGCTTAATCCCGCATACGGCAGTTACGGATAAACAAAGGATATGTCATGACAGCAAGATTCCCAGATTTGCTTCCTCTGCCGTTGGTTGAGGATTATTCCATTACACCCAATGAGGCTATTATCCGTACCCAAATGGAATCAGGCACGGCTAGACAACGGCGGCGTTTTGATTCTGTTCCAAGCAAAATTACCGTGAAGTGGTTTATGAATGCCTCACAGTTTTCGCTCTTTGAGGCGTGGTATAAATACCACGCCAAAGAGGGAGCTGAGTGGTTTGTTATCTCTTTGTTAGGAGGCTTGGGATTAATTGAACAAGAGGCTCGGTTTACCCAACAATTTACCGCCCGTTTGCAAAACGGTATTTTATGGGCGATTACCTCGGAACTTGAAATCCGCGAGCGGCCTACCCTATCAGAGGGGGCTTTGAATATCTTGCTTTCTAATGATTTTGAGAAATTGTCGCAATCTGTTAATCGGTTGCACGAGTATGTCCACATTACCTGCCCGAAAACAATAAAGGATTTATAAATGGCCAATATGGAAGAAAGACTGGAAACCGTTGTAACACAGGCGGAAACAGACGGCTCGAAATGGCACACGATTGTCCACGGCAATGAAAACAGCACTGTTGAGACTGAAAACGGCGATGTGCCAACGGTAGCCAAACAGTTAAAAGACATTCGCGAGGCGATAACCGGCGGCGTTTCTGATGTGGTGGCAGAGGCTGAAAGTGCCAGAGACGAGGCTAAATCCGTACGAGATAATGCTTTAACCATAAAAAATGAGATTGAACAGTTAAAGACAGATACGGAAGAAGCTACGGAAACGGCTAAAAGCTATAAAAATATGGCTCAAACCACATTCAACAGCATATCTTCTGCGGTAAACAAAGGTATTGCCGACGTTCAAACCGAAACACAAAATCAGATTGCCACATTAAAAACAACCGGAGACACACAGGTTAATCGCACGCAAACAGCCGCCACCGAACAAATACAGTTAGCCAGCAATCAGGCTGACCGAGCGGAAACCGCGGCGGTTAGAGCAGAAAACGCGACAAATAACAAGCTGGACATTGACTGTACCAATATCAACCTTTCGCAGGTGTTATTAGCTTTGGGAATGACCGCCAATAATTCAAACAATTATTTCAAATTTCCGTTGTTGTTGGCAAATGGAACAATCCGCCATTTCATTTTTCAGTATGGCATCACATCCTGCAGAATAGACGGAGACACGGCATTAACCTTTCCGACTGAATTTCCCAATGCCTGTTTGACTGGACAAGCCTCGTTTAATTTTGCTTTCAGTACCAATAGCGATGCCGGATGCGGAATTTATAACTTGTCAAAAACAGGAGCGACTCTCAGAAACGGGAATAATAATGTTGGAAATATAAGCTGGTGGGTTTTGGGATATTAGGAGTTTATTATGGCCAATATGGAAGAAAGACTGGAAACCGTTGTAACACAGGCGGAAGCAGACGGTTCAAAATGGCACGCGATTGTCCATGGCGATGAAAACAGCACGATTGAGACTGAAAACGGCGATGTGCCAACGGTTGCCAAACAATTAAAAGACATCCGGGAGGCGATAACCGGCGGTGTTTCTGATGTGGTGGCGGAGGCTGAAAGTGCCAGAGACGAGGCGATTGCGGCTAGAAATGCCACAAATCAGCTCAAAAATGATACAAATATTATAAAATCGGATACAGAACAGCTTAAAACCGACACTTTAAATATAAAGAATCAGGCAAACCAGATTTTTAATAACATTTCATCTGCAACCGATACAGCCGTTTCAACAATCCAAACCGAAAGTTCGGCACAGATTTCGGCGATTCAAAACAGCGGTGTAACACAAATCAATTCCGTTAATTCCGCCGGAAACACCCAAATTGCCAATGTGCAAGCCGAGGGGCAAAAACAAATTGAGCGGGCGGAAGCTCAGGCAAGTCAGGCGAGATATTATGCCGAATCCGCCGCTCCGGCACCTCTCGGCTCTCGGTTATCTGTTCCTGCCAATAAGAAAGTGCCGGACGGATACGAGCCTGTCTGGTTCAAAAATACCATTACTAGAGCCAGATACCCTGATTTTTTTACGCAACTGGTTGATACCGATTATTTGGTCTTTGTTGATGAGGCTACTTATGACAGTCAGGTTGCTAATTATGGAATGTGCGCCAGTTATGTCAAAGTTAATAATGACACCGTTATTTTGCCTTTGCTTGCCAATTATGCCCGAAGCGGCACGCTTGATAATGTCGGTAATGTCTTAACCGACCAATTTCAGGGGCATTGGCACGAAATGGTTTACAGGCAGGATTCGACATCTTCTGGTTATCGCGTGGATATTTTTGGCAATGATGGTTATACAGGTAATCCATCAGCAACAAACGGAACAGATGAATATATGCAATTACGCGGTTCCAGAACATCTGACTGGTTGTGTGCAGTCACTCCCATTACAGACAGTTCTAATGGCAATCCTCGTTTTGGCAATGAAACTCGCCCAAAATCTTATTATGAGCTGGTATATATAAAGTGTGCCGATATAAGCAGGCCTCTATCAGAAGAAGAAACGTCGGAAATGCGAAGTGGTTTAGTTAATAAGCTCAATACGGATATTTCCAATTTGTCCGCAACCGCCATTTCCAAAATAATAAAATGGCTTTGTCCAGATTGGACTAGACGACAGGTGTTGGCCTTAAATACAGATGTTACAATTTCTCAAACAGGTTGGATTCTAATGAGAAACACCGTGTATAACAGCAATATCACTGGCACGATCAACGGATATACCGTTTTTAGGCAATATGGCGCATACGGTAGCTGGGAAGAATATAACAGTTTGTCTTTTCTTGTGAATATCGGTGATGTTGTCAAATTAACGGGGGGAGAATTGACTTTTATGCCGTGTAAAGGAAGCTAAAATGCCCAATGATGTTTTACAAGAGGCGATTATTGAGGCGTATGCTTCAAGTCCTAGCGATGTTTTTATTTATCATACTTTGGAGATAAAACATCCGGATTTTATGGATGATAACGGAAATTCAACCACAATTCGATTGGTTCAGGGCTTTCATAATATCACGGCAAAATTAGAAACCGGTGAAGATGTTGAGTTTTTAGCGATGTGTTTTGATTTGGAGTTGCCACCGGTTGATACATCCGCCGTTCCGGAAATATCAATCGAGATTGATAATGTCAGCCGTGAGATTATCAAGCATTTAGACAACGCCGCTTCCTCTCAACACAAAACCGAGCTTATTTATCGACCGTATCTGTCAACGGATTTGGAAACGCCGCAAATGATACCACCGGTCAGCTTGACCGTTACGGAAGTCAGCGGCGATGTTTACAAAATCACGGCTAAGGCCAGAATGACCGACATAGGAAACAAAACATTTCCAAATGAAACTTATCGGTTGTCAAAATTTATGGGGTTAGTGAGCTAAAATGATACATTGGGCAGTTAAATATATTGGAAAGCCGTGGATTAACGGCGAATACGATTGTTGGGGATTGGTTCGGGACATTTACAAAAATGAGCTGCAGATAGAGCTATCGCCGATTGTAACAGACGCGACAAGCCTGAGAGATGTTTTATCTGAGTTCAGAAAATCGTCTAATTATAACCATTTACAAGAAACTTCTGATTTTAAGGATAAAAACATTGTTATTTTAACACAGAACAAATATCCTTGTCATGTCGGTGTTTATTGCGATGTTGACGGTGGTGGCGTCTTGCATAATATGCAGGGCGTTGGCGTGGTGTTTCAAAAATTGCCAGAACTTAAAATGAACGGCTGGCAGATTATGGAGATTTTAGAGTATGGATTATAAACAGGATGAATTAGATTTAAAAATAAAAATATTGACAAGGTATTTAATTATGGCGGCAGAAGAAAAAAGATTTGTTTCGTATGCTGAAATAAATAAACTTTTAGGCACGTCTTTACAGCAGTCAGGATTTATTGCAGGAGAAGTTGGAAATTACTGTTCAAAAAATAATTTACCATTTTTAAATGCTTTAATTGTTTCAAGGAATGGCTTCCCTGGGCATGACTGGTACAGGTGGTATAGTGGAAAAGCGCAATATAAAAAAGAAGAAGCAGCTTTAAAATGGTGTGAAACGGTAGGAGATTGTATAAGAAAATTACACCTGAAACAAGATAAAAAACAAAAATATAGCAATACCAAAAAAGTAAAATAATGCAAATAGTTAAAATACAAAATCCTTTCAACCTCGCACAAAGCGAGGTTTTTTATTGCCTGAAACAAATGAACGTGGCGGAAATTGTTACTGAATATAACATCAGTCCGCAAAATTTACCATTTATCTGTTTTCTGAACGGCGAGCCATTGTTACGGCGATATTGGAACTTCTGCCCCAAAATGACAGATCATCTTGCTTTTTTATGTTTACCGCAAGGTGGCGGCGGTGGTGGTTCTAATCCGTTAAAAGTCGTGTTATCGGTAGCCGTTATGGTGGCCGCGTATTACACCGGCGGAGTTGCCGCCGGTGCTTATGGAACTTTGGCTGGAGCCGCCGCGGCAACCGCTGTCAGTGTAGGTGGCTCAATGTTGGTTAACGCAGTTATTCCCTCGCCATCCAGCAGCTTGAGTTCGTCTTACGCTTCGTCATCTATGGAAACAAGCCCGACTTATTCCTTAAATGCACGCGGTAATCAAGCCAAACTCGGCGGTGTCATTCCGGTTTTATATGGTCGGCATATTATTTACCCTGATTTTGCAGCTAAACCTTATACCGAATATAAAAATAACGAGCAATATCTACACCAGCTCCATGTCTTGACTCAAGGTTATTGTGAAGTGGAGCAACTTCGCATTGATGATACGCCAATCAGTAGTTTTGCTGAGGTGGAATATGAAATTGTCGAACCTAATCAAGAGGTTACACTTTTTAATCCGAATGTTGTGATGGCAGCGGAAATTGCCGGCCAAGAACTAATGAAAGATGAATATACTGGCGGTTTCATAGTCAATCCTGAAGATACAAAAATTGATAAAATCGGCGTTGATATAGTGATGACTGCCGGTTTGTATTATGCCAATGACAGCGGTGGACTTTCTTCTAAAACCATTCAATGGAAAGTGGAAGCCAGAACCGTTGATGATTCCGGTAATCCGCTGGGAGACTGGTTTGAGCTTGGTTCGGAGACTTATTCGGCGGCACAAAACAAGCCAATTCGCCTTACATATAATTATAGTGTCGCGATGGGGCGTTATGAAGTCCGGGCAACAAGGCTTGATACTAAAGACACTAGTGCCCGTGCGGCTCACGCTATCTATTGGGAAAGTCTCAAAGGCTATATGGAAAAGCCCACAACCTTTGGCGAAATGACGCTTTTAGCAATCAAAATGCGGGCAACCAACAATTTGTCATCCAATTCCAGCCGAAAAATCAATGCCATTATTACTCGCAAGGTTAAGAAATGGAACAACGAAACCGGTTGGAGCGAGCCGGTTGCTTGTCGTTCCATAGCTTGGAGCATTGCCGACATCTTAAAAGCCCAATATGGCGGCAAACTGCCCGATGAACGCATACATTTGGCAGAATTGGAACAGTTGGACAAGGTTTGGGAAAGTCGCGGAGATTATTTTGACGGGATTTTTGATAGTGCGACCACAATTTGGGAGGCCGTGTCAAAAGTTGCGCGGTGTGGCAGAGCTTTGCCTATTTTGCAATCCGGTATGGTACGGATTATCCGTGATGAGCCGAAAACCATACCCACCGCTATGTTTACGCCACGAAACATTATTAAAGACAGTTTTTCAATAGAATATGTCATGCCGTCTGAAGATACGGCGGATAGTGTCAAAGTGCAATATTTCTCAAATAAATACTGGAAATATGACGATGTTGTAACCAAACTTTCTGACAGCACCGAAGAAAATCCCGCCAATGTAGATTTGTTTGGTTGCACAGATAAAGCTCACGCTGAACGAGAAGGCTATTATATGTGCGCCTGCAACCGTTATCGGCGAAAATACATCACATTCAGCACAGAACTTGAGGGGCTGATACCGACATACGGCGATTTAATCAGCATAACTCACGATATGTGCGAATGGGGACAAGGCGGCGAAGTGTTGTCAATCTCCGGCAATATGCTGAAGCTCTCGGAAAGCCTGATTTGGAACCCAGACGAAGAGCATTTTATCAGTTTTAGGTTGCTTGATGGTTCTATGAGCGATGTTTATCAAGTTGTCCGAGGTGCGGTGGATAGCGAGGCCGTTCTACGGACAACGCCGGATTTTGAAATTTACACCGGCACAGCCAGAGAACGGACACATTTTGCTTTTGGCGCAAAGGGCAAGATGTCAATGATGGCAAAAGTCATCGGAGTACGCCCTCGAGGCGATACAGTGGAAATATCTTGTGTTAATGAAAGTGAGGAGGTTTACAAAACATAATGGATTGGTTGCAGTTTTTACAGATAGTCTGCGTTCCGGCTTTCGTTTGGCTGGTTTATAAGTTTGGCGAAATACGCAAGGAACTCAGCGATTTTAAGGTTCAGGTTGCTCGCGAATATGCGACACAGGTGCACATCAACCGGCTTGAACTCAAAATTGACGATTTAAGGGAGATGATATGGGAGATACACAATGAATCAACGACCAAGAGGCATAAGAAACAATAATCCCGGAAACATTCGACACGGTGCAAATTGGCATGGCTTAAACCCAGATGGCAGGAAAATAGATCCTGCCTTTTGTGTTTTTACAACGTCGGTTGCCGGTATTCGCGCGTTGGCAAAGGTTCTCATTAATTATAAGAGGATTCACGGTTTAAATACGGTACGGCAAATAATCAGCCGGTACGCTCCACCGAATGAAAATCAGACAACAGCCTACATTCAATCGGTTGCCAAACAACTCGGTGTTTATCCGGACACAATAATAGATATTGAGGAGCGTGGCGTGCTAACTGTGTTTATTAAAGCCGTCATCCGTATGGAAAATGGCATTCAGCCTTATTCCGATGAAACAATCCAGCAAGGAATAAACTCAATTTATTAATCCGCCCGATCAGGGCTTTTTTTTATGAAAGGAATGAAAATGCTTAAACTTATAGATCTTCTCAAACTCAATCAGCCTTCAACGTGGCGCGGTTTAATCAGTCTGTTATCCGGCCTCGGCGTGGCAATCAGTCCTGAACTCGTGGAACATATCGTTGCGTTGGCGGTTTCCGCGTTCGGCATCGTGGAAATTGTAAGAAGTGAAAAAACAGGCAAATAAAGCAATCCCCTGTGTCGAATCGGCACAGGGGAGATTTTTGAGGTTGATAAGATGAAATATTTAGGATGGTTTAGTTGTGGTGTCACTTCCGCTGTGGCTTGTAAATTGGCCATTGAAAAATTTGGCGATGATGTGGAGCTCTGGTATATTGAAACCGGCGCCGCTCATCCCGACAACATAAGATTTATTAAAGATTGTGAAAAATGGTACGGGCGAAAAATACAAACGGCCAGAAGTGAAAAATACGCGTCTCCATTGGATGTGGCTTCCAAGCAAATATTTAACACGCCTTACGGTGCGCCATGCACATATGAGTTAAAAAAGAAAGTGCGGCAAAAAATTCAAAACACTTATGCGAATTTTACACACGTGTTTGGCTTTGAGTATACTCCCAAGGAAATTAACAGAGCGAAACGTTGGAGCGAGCAAAATACAAAAAATGTTGTGTTTCCGCTTATAGAAAACAAGCTAAACAAAAATGATTGCTTGCGGATTTTGCAAAAACAGAAAATTGATGTTCCGAAAATGTACACATTAGGTTATCACAACAATAATTGCATTGGCTGTTTTAAGGGTGGCGCTGGGTATTGGAATAAAATTCGGAAAGATTTTCCTGTTGTTTTCCAAAAAACGGCCGAAATAGAGCGTGCTCGCAAATCAACCTGCTTAAAATTTAACGGCAAGCCTCTCTATTTGGATGAATTATCCCCCACAGCGGGAAGACACAAAGATTTATTACTTCCAGAGTGCGGATTATTTTGTGAACTGGAATGGGTTTGA